CATTTTCCGCTTCTGTCTTTTCAAAAACGACATCAACCAAGCCCATCAAGAAGTTTTTAGGATTGAAATCTAACTGCACATAATCAAAATTCAACAGGCTTTCTTCTGCATCCTCATGAGCGAAACTTACTGTCATAGTTGATTTTGCACCACTTGTAGGGAAACGGGTTACAGTTGGATAAACAGAAGACATTGAAATGCCCGCCAACACATCTGTACCATCATTAAAGCCAATCAAGGTGTTATCTTGATTCCAAAAATAAACGTCCCACCCCTTGTTAGCACACCTCAAAAGTTGGGCATTCAACACTTCGTCGAAACTCTTTAAAGTAAAGGTATCTGTAAGAGCATTAAGCCCGTTGTACTCACTTGCACCATAACCAGTCGCATTTACCTGTGGATCACCTCCATTCGAAGCATATTCCAGGAATGGGAAAATAGGATAAATACGATCCGGGCGGTCAGCATGGCATAATTCAAGTAACTTCTCACTTGTAATATCGGCAGGAAGTTTCACGCCATGTTCTACCATAATAGCACCTTTGACTTTCTTCCAGTCGATTTTACATGCAGAACTACCTGTATTCATCCGGCCACCTTTACATGTTCTAATCTTTCTCATTTTCTTCTACAATTAAGATTATTAATTTTTATTTCCATCGAGCGTATGTTTATGGCATCTATGGGCTCGCTCACAGCCTTACCGGAATCTGTATAGGCTCCGTATCTACCATACGAATAATTCTCTGAATAACTATGTTTCACTTTCTCGTCACAGTCGCAGTCGAACCGGAAATCTTCATATAATACTTCCAACAAACGTTTATAGATTGGACGGAGAATATTCTTGAAAGATGTAGTTCTACGTTCCTCATTACTCCACTCCTTACAGGATGAACAAACTATAATCAACGAAACCTTTGCCTTAGAAAAATAATTTGGATCACTTCTATCTTCATAAATTGGAGTAAAGAGTGCAACCAGCGGGAACTTTTTTTCAGACTGGCCAGGAGATTTACTGTATTCATCTAATATGTCCTTGATATATTGACTGCTACCAAAGATGTAATTCAATCTTGGTGACTTTACAATTTTTGCCCCACCTTTCCCATTAGGGTAGAGGATTTCAAGTCCTTCAGGAAGTTTTCTAACTACTTCTTCAAACAGTTCTGTTATATCCAATTCCATCATAAATTGAAAGCATTAATGGGAGTTAATAGGTTCTTTTGAATCTTCAAACCGGTGAAAGGACAATCATCGGACATCGCCCATTCTACAAAGAGTCGGTTCTTCTTCACCATGCTGTTCCAGACACTAACCTGTCTCTTAATCGGAGATATATACTCGTTAGCACATTTCAATCTTACAAGACCAGTGATAGTAGCCTGTGTATTCATATCACGTAAAATGTGAAAGAACACATAATCAGCGAACGGTTCACTTAGCTTTTCACATAAAAGTGCATATCCGGATTGAGGTTCATCTTTTTCCAAGATATCAACCTCATCTGAAGAATCCTCTTTTTCCTGTTCTACGATCTCCAAATAATCAGTAATAGCTTGTGAAAGACTAAAACCGACAGCAGTATGAAGAAATTCGGTCTGAAATGCCTTGATATACCCGTTTATCACCTCATTTACTGCAAGAGACTGGGGCGAAGGCATTTCAGCGACCGAAGCATTCTCAATATGCCTGGGACCTGACGTAAAATATGAAACATCAATCAACATGGCAATAGTTATTTAGAAGCCTTACCCTTTCCGGTTTTCTTTTCATCTTCCACGGAAACGGTTTTATCATCAACAACAGTTACTTCCTTAGCATCTCCAGCAGGCAATTCTTTTGAATCGGCAGCCGGAAGATTCTTGTTATCAGAAGGAATCAGGGCTTCAAGTTCTGCAATACGAGCTTTCATTGTATCACGTTCATCTGTCAGTTCAACAATAGCTTTATCTTTCTCCGTAATGGATTCAGTAAGTTCACCGATTTTCGCATCTTTCTCTGTGAGCATACATTCCAATGTCTTTCGAGCATCTTCTTCTGTAACAAGACCACACTCGGAAATAGGGGTGAATGAAACCACCCCTCTACCAATCCGAATGCGTTGCTCTTTAAGCACATTGGCTACATCCTTATCATTACCTCTAAGTATGTAATCCATAATATTACTTTTTAGTAATTGCTTCTTTCAGTTCAGCCAAATCTCCATAAGCAAATGCCCAAGGATTGTAAACAGGGAAAATCACCTCTTCACTGGCAATAAGAACCACCTCATTACACAACTTCGTTTCCACATCTTCAGCCCACTCTAACGCAAGATTAGTGTAGTCAACGATAGATGCACCCATGTGCATATCACCAATAAAGTATTTACCGGGTAACATACCGGTACTCTCTACAATCGGACGGTTAGCAATATGCTTAACACCATTGACAACCTTAATAATGCCAAGGTTACGCCCAGTTGTATCCTTCTCTGATTCCATCGCATTAACATCTGACGGATTGAGAGTAATAGCATTGGGATAATACTGTGCATAGGTCATCACGGCAAATGCCGTCTTAATAACATCTTCCGAGTTAGGAGCTTCGATACTTTGGAAGAATGAGTTGTTGACAGTAAATGTCATATTTGCAATGGCTGTTTCCTCACCGGCAAAAGCAACACCTTTCAACAAGATTTGACGATCATTCATCTTGATAATAGGATTCGCTTTGTTCAAATCTGTCACAACAGCAGCATTGGCAAATGTAATAACCATACCATTGAGCATCAGATCGTACGGCTTTGTGAATTCAACAATTGTGTCTTTGCCCCCATTATGGCTTTCGACAGACTTCACACTACCTGCTTCTCCCTTAATGATAGTATCTTTGATGATACTTTCAACTGGAAGCACTCCAGTGTGATTAGTAATGCCTAACAGGTTCTCACCGTTCCCATCACCAAATAACATGTTCCAATCTTCAGCAAGCCATACAGCTTCCGGTAACATATTCAGAATATAACTTCTGATGAAAACACGACTCTTCAACATACGTTTGGAAATTCTGATATGGGTACCAAGTCGTTTCGTACCTGTCTGAATTTCCTTCATCTTAATGCTTGACTCCGGTAAACGACCGTTTTCAGTAACGTACCGTGCATTCCTGTCGAAGTCATACACTTGTGTAAAGGCGAGCTGCGTATATGTAGGATCACCCTGCAAAGTCGTAATGACATTACGCATATGAATCTTCTGATTACTTACCTGGCTAACAACACGGTTCTGCTGTTGGGTAATCATGATTTCACCACTGTAATTGTCGGTCATGGACACAATATCTTTCAAGCTGAATCCCTCAAAAGAACCTGTTTTACGGCTGTGACCGGCTGCAAACTCCTTGAACTTCTCACTATCAAGCATTTCGCTCAATTTCTCGTCGAACTTATTGATAGTATCCATAGATAAGCCTTTTTGCTTCATTTTTTCAATGCTTTCTCCAAGGCTCTTAACCTGGTCAACAAGTGTTTCATTGTCTTTAATCAATTGAGCAAACTTCTCGCCGTCATAAGACTTCAATAAGTTATTAATTTCTCCAAACTGTTTAGTCACATCATCAGGCGTAACAACTCCTTCCAGTGATTTATTTACGACTTCACACATCATGCCGACGATGTTTTCCATGAATGTTTTCTGTTCTGCTGGCAGACCATCTGTTTTCAGATTAAAATCTGATACTGTAAATTTTTTAAGCATAAAATTTAAATTTTAAGTTATTTATTATCGAAACAACTATTCAAACTTTTGAAATCGAATAAAGTGCAATTATCAGCGGCTTTAGTCGTTACTCCATCGTTACCATTTTCCCCGTCATTCTTTTCTTGAGTGTCAACAGACGGCTCATTCTTTCCGGTAGTATCTTCAGAAGTATTTTGTAGAATAGCATTCGAACGATATACTTTTCCCCAACAGTGGGGACATCTTACATAATTCATAAGATCCTGCAAACTCTTTTGAGTGAATTCTTTCTCCTCTGACTTTACAGAATCAATAAGAGAAATTACTTGAGTTCTAATCTCTGGAGTGAGCTTCTCCATTTCTTCTCTTACGATGTCCTGCGTTATCCATCTCTGATAATCGGCGGCGTAATCTAATACCTGTTGTGCAAAGGTATGTTCCGTTTCTGCGTCATAATCAAATTGATAACCGCAATGAGGACATGAGACAACGGCACCACCGTTGAGGCTCTTTAGTAATAAACTTAATTCCATATCGTAACCTTTTAAACGTTCATCACTATATCCATGCTGCAAGAACGCTTTTCGAACGAAATCAACAGCTTCCTTTACTTGGTCGGCAGTAGCAGATTTGATATTCACAAGGAATGTTTGAGGATTACTTCCCCAACTTGTCAATGTAGAATATTCCATCATACGCCATTCAAGCACTTTACAAGGATCAGTCAAATCCCTTTTGATAGCTTTTACTCCGATAGAGTGTTCAAGGGTTCTCCCATTCTCTGCAAACAGCTTATAATCAGCTAACGTGTCACGACCAATCTGTTTTTCAAGATTCAACTGGCCAACCATAACTAAATTACCCCCTGTTTCCTTACCACTCAATGGAACCCCCAACAATTGATCCGGACGGTGATTCAAGAACCAACGCATACGACCAATATTTTCCTTTAAAGTCTTGTTGAATGATCCGGGCATGGATACGTCTTTCTGTGAGTCCTTCACACCGATACCGTTCACCGCGACGGTAACGATACCCTTCTCATCAACATCATTTGCCTTTGTCTTGTACTGAAGGCTTTTGATTTTCTCTTCCATTTTCAACTTCACTTTTTGTGTTAAGACTAAATATTTGTTTAACTATCTCTCGTTCCTGGTCCGACATCTCAAATAATGTTTTGTCGAACATAGGTTCTTCAAATTTACTTTCACCGATTTGCGCCCTCCAATCATTGTACGTTATCAATCCACTAAGGAACTGGTCTTTGCACCGGCTATTGATATTGGTCTTTACTTCCTCGGCTTCTTTCAACCCCTCCTGCAGGCAATCCACATCGGAGAAATCACAATCCAAATAATATCCGCTTGATTCAAGTCCTAAAAATTGAGTAAACTCACGGCAGAACTGTTTCGCAAATGGAATGATAACAGAGCTATAAACACTCTTTTCTGCCGTAGATTGATTGCTAAAAGTAGACTGGTCTTTGCGAGGAACTAACACAGCAGGAATACCATAAGCACCTGAAATACTAATTGCATCAGCAAGTGTTTCCTCAAACGGTTGCAGTTCTGCAATAGTGAGATTGGTACGTACAAAACTCAATGGGATATCAGACAGCCCATATGGTAACTGGTCCTTACCTACTCCGAACTTACCGAAGTGTTGTTGCAAAATTTCTTTCTTCTCATTATCAGTCATAGCAATGGGTCCGGATTCATCTTGTTTCATATTGATAAGAAATCCTAAACCACCTCGTTTTACATAAATTACGGGCCTCATATACAGCAATAAGGTTCGATATCGGTTTCATTTGTGACATAAGACGGCTTTGAGATTTCATAAACCCAAATCCGGAATAATAACTCACACACCCGTCTCTATCATGCCATACCTGATAAGCAGGTATATTCATTGTGCTCAAAGCGCCATAATTTAAACGATAACCTCTAATAATATCTTCTTGATCAGCTATACCAAACAATGGAATATTACTACCTAAAACAGGCAAGACTTCCATTGCATCAGCAGGAAGTACCCAGTAGTTAGAGCAATAACGCCATTTTTCTACATTAGTGAAGCTATCAGACATTGCAGCACGTGTAAAACTATTGCCAAGACACAGTTTATATACGAAATGTTGATAAACATTTTGTTTCCATGTCATCAAACAATTTGGTCTAAGAAGTATCTGATTCAAATTCTTATTAGCCCAAATAACACTATCATCCTTAACTTTCTTAAACTGAAAGTTAGCACTGGAAATACGAGAAGCGATGTAGTCTATTGGAAAAAAGACTTCTGGTACAGACTGAAAAAGCGTAAGAAAATTTTGAGAACAAACATACGGAGATGAAAATAACTCTTCAACAGTTATCTTTTTCCCTTCCGGAAGCTTCTTCTCTTCAACAGTCTCACTCACGACTTCTACATTAGCATCCTGTACAAGCTCTTCCTCTGACTTAGATTTTTTACGAAACCAACTCATTTATTTCTTATTTGAAACAAATGTAGGAATATGAATAATCGGTTTCTCAAAACACTAAAATCTTGAAAAATAAGAAATGTACAAATTCAGTTATAACAAACTATATAACAACAAATTACGCAGCAGATGATTCGGGGAACGATTTTATTATATGATATGCAAGACCACTTAAAATAATGCTTGCACTTTTATTCTCGCTATTTATGTTATAGTCCATCAGGTTAGTAATGAAATCACTGTAATCTTGAGATTCCTCTAACATCTTTGGTGATAACAAAAAGTTATTCCTTATAAAATCAGATGTAGCAGCTATTCGCTTATCCACATCGGCAAACTCTTTCTTTACTCTTACTTCTGTATCTTTCACAATTTCCCTCAACTCACGTACAGTCTGATAATAGGCAGATGAACATTCAAAGAGACACGTATTGGCCTTGTGCTCCAAACATGCGGTCTTAATTTCCTCTATGGAAGATGTTTCTCTAAACAAGGCATCAGTTAAATGCCACTTATCACCACAACGGGATGCCTGAACAAGAACAAACGTACCATCTACATTCGGCATGACATAAACAAGCCGCTGCGAGTAGACGTTTTGTGCTTCCGGATTAAAGAAACCAAGCATACCCTTACCACCATACAGATTCCTTTTTCGCCGGTTACTAAATTCAGTGTACTGCTCATTACACAAATCCACAACGACATATCGAAACGTATCGGATAAGTGCCCGTGTTCCTCATAAGTTTGCAAAGTAGTTTTATTCTTGACCTTGGTTTTAAGAATGGCACCGTTAGCATCCTTCTGTACACTCATGTAGTCCTCGATAGATACCGAACATGATTCGTCGATGTATATCTCTATGCCAGGAACAGTACAATCAAAGATAGCATTGATAAACTCACCAGTCATGGCAACACTCGGATTCTTATTGCCTACTTTATCCTCAATCTCGAATCCTTCTTTCTGCAATGTATCTATGAATAAGTCCATCCAAGAACGTTTTTCATCATCAATGCTATTGGCCGCCTTTGTTGAGGCATCCCCGTGTAGGTAGACTTTATCACTATACCTGATATCTTTCAGATACTTGGCTACAAGTTTAGAGGACTTC